GCGGAACTTCCTGACACCCCATTGCAGCATCTTGGCGAGCAGCGGAACCGCCGCAGGGTTCTGTCCCCCGATCATCTGCGCCGCTTCCATGAATTTGGTCACTGCGGTGAGAAATTCGGTCGCATCCGCACGTTCCTGCTGAACGTCGCCCGCAATCATCGTGTCGGTTTCGATATCGATCCGGTAGCCGCGCGGGATATCAGACTTCAGGAGGTCGATTGCCTTTTTGATCCGGGCGATCGTCTGCAAGACCTTTGGGGAAAGCAGCGGGGCGCCCCCCGGTATTGGCTGGGCGTTTTGGGCCGGGGGCTGGAACGGAACCATGGCCGTTCCGGGCTGCGGCGGCATGACCGGCTGTGGCCCGGCCATTCCCGGAGGCCCCCCAGCGGCCATTGGGGGCGCCACTGGTGCGCCCGGCGGCGGAAGCGGTAGCGGAAGCTGGCCTCCCGGCGGCGCGATGGGCGGGGCTCCCGCAGGGGTTGGGGCGGGTAATCCGGGCGGGGCCATTGGTGCACCTGGAAGTCCGGGCATGGCCGGAGCGGCAAGTGGCGCATCTGGCGCAACCGGCTGCATCGAGGCCGGATCAATCCCCTCTTCGTACAAAATGCCCGATATTTCGATCAGCGTCTCAGGCTGGAAGTGCTTGGCGACCACCTCGGCCACCAGCCGGACCACATCTCGGGCAAACCGGCCCACTTCCTCGCGGCGATCCTCAATCCGGGTCTGGCCGCCGTTGTTCTTGAGCCGTTGGCCCCCCAGCGTTTCCCGCGCATCATTTGTCTGCGAGACAAGCGCGCCGATACCCGTCACCCGATCAAAGTCCTCCAGAACTTTGGCACGGACCTCGATGAGGCCCGTCATCGTGTCGATCACTTCCTTGATCGGAAGGAATGAAACCGCGCTCTGAAGCCCGCCCTTTGAAGCGAATTGCCCCCATCCCTCCACCGGGATCAGTTCGTTTTCGACTGATTCGTCCAACAGACGACGCAACGGGCGATTCGCAGCGTCGTAGCAGCCGGCGACCTTCAGAGCTTTGGCCAAAAGGCTGATTCGCTGCGTCAATTCGTCGATTTGGTTGGCTTGGTCCTGATATTCCGAGAAATCTGGAATCGGAACGAGCGATTCGTTCGTCATCGTGGCCGACAACGGCTCCGGACACGGGAAGAAATTGCGCAATTCGAGCGGATCAGCGCGACAATCGCACAGCGAATCGTATCCGGTCGATATCCAATAGACCTTCCGGTCGGCCTTGTTCCAAATCTCGTAAATGACCCGCTTGCGGCTGTTGTGGTCATCCAACGTGTGTGGGGTGTTGTCGCCCGCAATCCGGTCTCGCATCGCCATCTGCGGATCGGCCATGATCTTGTTGCCGATTTCCTCGCCGAATCGCTCAATGTTGTACGTTTTCGACGTAAACACTCGTTTGCCGACCGCCTGCACCTCCTCCCACGTCCGCGCGGTGCTCGGGAACATCAGGAAGTCTTTCCAGTGGACATAATCCACCGGTGCCGATTCGCTCATGATCTGCGAACCGGTCTCCTCCAGCTTTTCCGCCTTGTCGTCCTCGTCCGGCTGCTCAATCTCGCCGTGAGCGTCCGTTACGTCGGGCTCAACGGAGGCTGGAATGGATGTTCCTTCGCCGATTTCTGGCTCGTATCGGACCCACAACTGACCACGCCCGGGAAGCAGATAATCGTCGCGGGCTCGCCGCATACTCGGATGAAAACCGTTCTCTTGCAGTTCATTCCTGAGCGCGCGTTCAAGAATGGTTGCCGATACTCGTCCAATGGGATCACGGTCATTGAATTTCCTTTCGCAGACCGCCTGCGGGACCTTGGCGTAAACGGCAGGCTTCAGGATTTGCACCGATGACCATAGCAAGTTCAGCCGGCGCTGGCCCTGCTGGTCGGCCATCGTCCGCTCATCCCGGTATCGCTTCAGGATATCGTCACCGCGCTTTAACCAGCGTTCCTGAGTCTGCTCGACCGCGTAAATCTCGCCCTTCCAATATTGCGCCATGCGCTTGGCTTCGTCGGGGTCGTCCATGATCGGATCGCGGCCATCATCGACCTGATCCTCATTCATGTCGTCGTCGAGATCGTCAACCATGGCCATGCGGCCACCCCCAAATCAGATTCGCTTGTACGGCTTGAACTTCGCCTCGCGCGGCGCTTCCAGATCGCCCATCGCGTCCTTGATCGTCAACTGGTTGTCCGGGCCAACCGTCATGATGCGGCCTTTCTCGGGGGCTCCATCGGGGCGCGAGTAGGGGCGCGACATCACGGCATACCTAATTTGGTCGCCGCAATGATCTTCGCTATTGGAATCAATATCTTCGATGTTGTCTTTATCATGCTGGAGCGCCGGTAACGTCCGAATACTATCTACGCAATTGGGAAAAAAGTAAATCATCGGTTCGGCGTTCTCGCCGATAAGGCGGGCACGTAGCATATCCCAGCCACCAATTGCGCCTTTCCGCGCAACGCGCGCATTATCAGCTCTGATCCAAAACTGATAATAGGGATCAACCGCCATTCGCTCGGCAAGCGATGGCCCGCCTTCCTCCTTGAAAAGATCAAGCCCAGCGACACGATAGGCCATGCGTGCCCTGCCTTGGTCATTGACCGGTTCAAATCTCTCGCGCTCGGCAATGCCTGCCGCTAGCTGTCCAATCGTGAGTTTCAAGCCAACATTATTGTGCATCGATTCCCCGTTTTCATCGACTTGGCAACCATACCATTCTCGGTAATTCACCATGGCCCCTCGGGGAAGATTGTTTTTATAGGCATACTTTGGATTGAATGTGCTCGGCATATTTTCAGGTAATTGATCGTATCGATCCGGAACGATTGCCCACCACCCCACCGAAAACGGATGCGCGCCGCCCCAGTCCATCGACGTGAACCGCGTCCAATGCGCCGGAATGATAAATTGCGGAATGACATGCCGGCGCTCGTCCCATTCGTCGAAATACGCGCCTTCGATGATGTCCCAGTTTCCGAGCAGCCAAGCCTCAACCAATCGCGCATTGCCGACCATCTGCAGCCGCGCGATGTAACCCGGATTATTATTATACTGATTATCAGTAACTTTCGACGGAATGAAAACCCGTTCCTGTTCGTATTCTTCTTTAGTGAATGGATTTACGAGCTTTGACTTGATCACCTTCATCCCGCGCGGGGATGGCATGATATAGCGCTGTTTGATCCAGAGATGCCCGGGGCCGCCAGGATTGCCAGTCGCACGGAATCCAACCCGAACTTTCGGGTTCGCCGAACGAATACAAGCCATCAGTTTGAAGATGGGTGCCGGAGATGGAAAATTTCCCAATTCTTCAACATATACGCGGCTAAAATTCGAGCCCATGTATTTGTCGGCATCATCATCCGAATCCAGATACGCAAAAGTGAGGCGCGCACCATTCGGGAACCGCCACATTTTCTCGCCGACATGCCACTCCGCACCGAGCGGCCGATAAATTTGCTTGCTGCGTTCAATCAGTTCTTTTAATTGCGTCAGTTCTCGCCGAATGATGAGACCAATCGCATCCTCACCAAACTCATCGGCGTGCGAAGCAAAGTCGCCAAGCATCCCATCTGAATTGTGCGTGACGCGGTAGCCGTCAATCACAAAAAGGCTGTTGGGATGCGCAACCTCAATGCAAACAGTTTCTTCCTCGCCGCATCGTTCAATGGAATCAAGCCAGAGCGCCATACTTTGGGGCTCTTTGCCAGAACAAATTGCTTTCTTTCGACTCAGGTGAAATAGCCGTTCCGGCTTCCTGATCTTGATCCGAAGTGTATAGGCAGTTTGCCCAGCCTTGCGTTCACCCTCAGATATGTACCAAGGCTGCTTTTCTCGGATGGTGACAATTGCACCTAGCGAACGTGCTAGTTCGGCAACATCAGCGGCCAATTGCGGCGACACACTGCAAAAATAACAGTCGCCGTCAGCATCAGCCCAGCCATCAGTGTCCATCAACCCGCGCAGCAATTCCCATCGTTCATCAGGGGAGCCAAACATATAAATGCGGGGAATTTTCTTATCTTCAGCACGGCACCCCATCATTTCGAATTTGATCAGATCGGAGATGATCGCCGCCCGAGGAATTCGGTAACTAGGGCACTTGTCCGGATAAGTATATCTTGCGATTTTAGTGCCGATGGCGCTTTCAATTCGGTCCGCTATTTCGGCATCGGCCGATGTAAAATTGGCGTCGTCACCA